ACTCAGTTGATCTACAGGAATTCTCCTTTGATGATGTTATCTTTATAGACGGTGTTTACTATATACCTGAAAAGATTATAGATGCACCTATAGGTAGTAAGGAGCCAGTTAAGGTACAACTAATTAAACTTCTTGACTATGTACCAGCTCCTGTAGGACCGCCACCTGCAAGTTATAGCTATTATGAAATAGCTCAAACCAATTGCATAACCGTTTCCCTTCCGCCTGTGGTTATGCAGAGTAGTGTACCTCTTCAGGCTGGTGACTACATTCGTGTACAAGGTAAGAATGATTGTTGGGTTGTGTTAGGACCTAGTGCAAGTACAATTTGGACCGAGGTCTTTCAACAAGAATACCTAGATTGTCCTACCTGTACTGGTGGTGCACCCTCTGACTACATTTACTTTGTAGAGCAGTACACCGATACATGTCCCATTACACAGGCTCCACAAATAACCGTAAGTACTACCGCACCGCTTAATATAGGTGATACTGTAGGACTTACCGCATTACCTGGATGTTGGCGTATTATGGGTACTAGTTTTCAGGTTCCTACTGATACCATTGCAACCGTTTATATCAATTGTGCAGGTTGTGTAGGTGGTGGACCAGTTAACTATTACTATACAGTTGAGAATTGTGCTGCTCCTGGTAACTTTGAAATAGTACAGAGCGCCTCTCCGCTAGTACCAGGCCAAGCAATTACCCTTGTAACCATTCCAGGTTGCTGGGAAGTCATCAATCCTGTAGGTGGAAGTCCTACTGTGATCGCTGCCAATGTATATGATAACTGTATGGATTGCTCTGACATAAATCCTGTGGAACTCTATTATGACCTACAGCAATGCCTACCTCCTTATGCTACAACAGTGGGCGAATATCCCTTTACCTTAACACCAGGTATGGTAGTACGCCTTGATGCACTAGACGGTTGCTGGGAAGTGATTGCTCAAACGGTTACACCTCCGCTAGTAAACATTATACTTACCTACCCAGATTGTCAGGTTTGTGAAAGTAATCCACCGATCCAGGAATTACCTGTACAGTAACTGACACCGGGTCACCAAAATATATTTTAGATAGTAATGGCTGAGAATAAAGTAGTAAAGATAACATTTGAAGTAGACGGAATACAACAAAGTGTAGGATCCGTTGAAGAACTGCAGGCTGCCCTTAAAGGTGTTGATAAGCAGGCAACGCAGACTGCATCAAAAGTGGAAGGCGTTGCTAAAGCTGCAGATGATATGGGTCAGGCTGCTGTTAGTGCTGGTGAAGCAGGTCAAGGTGCTATTGATGTCCTAGATGAAGCCACTGGTGGCCTAGCAAATCAATTTGTACAGGTTGGTAAAGGTATTACCGATATGGGTAAGTACTTCATACAGAGCTTTAAAGCCGGTGTACAAGGTGCAAGTGCCATGGGTAAAGCCCTGATTGCAACCGGTATTGGTGCAGTCATTGTAGGTGTAGGTTTACTTGTAGCCTATTGGGAAGACATTGTAGGACTGGTAAGTGGAGTAAGCTCTAGTCAAAAGAAACTTCTTGCTGATACTGAAGCCACTGTTGCTGCAAACCAGGCCAATCTTGATGCTACACTTGGTAGTGAAGAAAGCCTTAAGGTACAAGGGATGAGCGAAACGGAAATCCGTGACCTTAAGATCCAACAAACAAATGAAGTTATTGCTGCTACTGAGGCGCAACTTGAGCAACAAAAAGCAGTAGCCAAAGCACAAGAAGCTGCTGCCAAACGTAACCAGGAAATTACAACAGGTATACTTGCATTCTTAAGTTCACCTATCCTAATCCTACTTAAAGCGGTTGATGCCTTAACACTAGGCCTAGAAAAAGTTGGCGTAATTGAAAAGGCAACTGACTTGGCAGGTGGATTTATGGATGGCCTTGAGTCAGCCGCTAGTCTTATCTTTGATCCAGAATCTACAAAAGAAGAAGGTGATAAGACAGTAGCAGAGACTGAGAAGCAGTTACGTGCACTTAAAAACCAACGTGACGGTTATATTAACCAGGGTAAAGCAGAGGCGCAAAAGGCCCGCGATGACGCTGCAGCCAAGGCTAAAGAAGCTGCAGCTGAAGCCGCCGCTTTACAAGCAGAACTAAATGCAACCCTAGAAGACCTACGTGCAGAAAACATTGTTGATGCCGAGGCAGAAGCTCTTGCACTATTAGAGATTGAGCGTAAACGCGCAAGAAAAGAACTTGAGGATAAAAAGGCTAGTGCCGAACTCCTTGCTGAGTTTGACCTACGTTACGAACAAAAGAAGCAGGAAACCCTAGACCAATTTGCAAAGGAACGCGAAGAAAAGGCTAAAGAGGAAGCACAGAAGCTCCTAGATAACCGTAAGATCATTGATGATGCTATACAACAGGCAAGACTGGAGAGTATTGATGATACATTCCTACGTGCACAAGAAGAACTAGAGATACAGCGCCAACTGGCCGAAGATGAACTCAAACTGGCTGGTGCAACCGCAGAAGAGATTGCAAAGGTAAATGCAAGTTACTCCAAAAGGGCTAAGAAACTGGCCAAAGAGGAGGCTGACTACAAAAAGAGCCTTAATGAACAGGTTGCAGAGGCTAACCTTGATGTGGCTAGTCAGGCCTTTGGTGCTATTGCATCAATTGTAGGCGAAGGTAGTGCGGTAGGTAAAGCTGCTGCCATTGCACAAACCACAATAGATACCTATGTTGCTGCTCAAAAGGCATACACATCTCAACTTATACCTGGTGATCCTACTAGCCCAGTCCGTGCTGCAATTGCTGCAGGTATTGCTGTGGCAGCAGGTATTGCCAATGTGGCCAAGATTATTGCTACACCTACACCTGACACAGGCGGTGGTAGTAACCCAGTTGCTGGCGGACCTCCTACACCTGCACCAGTTCCTTCATTTAATCCACAAGCAGCAATTGCAGGTAACACTGCAGGTGCCACTGCTCCAGGAGAAGTCCAAGCACAACAAACCGGTACACAAAGTACCATTGTACGTGCCTATGTAGTGGACAGTGAAATTACAAGTCAGCAGGAGGCTACACGTAAAATTGAAAACTTAGCAAGCCTATAACATGAATAAGATAATAGAATTAGTAATAGACTTTGAAAACCTACCCCTAGAAGACCTAGGTGTTAGCATTATGTCACTGGTAGATATGCCAGCAATTGGCATTAACTGGATGGCATTTAGCCAAGAGCAATTTGTAAAGCCCAGTCCTGGTGAACCGCGTGACGAGTTTATCTCTCGTTGCATTCCTGTCCTAAAGGGCGAAGGTTACCCAGATGATCAGGCAGCTGCAATCTGTTACTCTTATTGGGAACAAGGTTTTGCCCAGGGTGTACCACATTACACAGCAGATGGTAAACTATACGAAGGACCTACACATATGGGGCCTGATGGTAGACTAATGACTGGTGCGGTACATACAAGTGATAGTCAATTCCTATACCATAAGGATGAGTTTGGGGTGGACACCGGTAATCTTCAACCTTATGTTGAGCAGGTAATTGGTAATAGTGTAACTCAAGAAGAATTTGAAAAAGCTATTCTTGCTGAAGCAGAAAAGTTAGGCGAAGAATACAATCCAGCCGAGGCAATCTACCTGGAAATAGACCGTGACGAATTTATGACTGTTGGAGAGGTTCTGGAAGGCATTAATGCGCTTGATATCCTAAGTCGGTCAGATATTCGTCGAGATGCACCAGCTGAAATAAAGTACCGATATGCGGGTCCACGTGCACAGAGGTTTTTCTGTCGTGGAATGCTAACCCTTAATAAACTGTACACAAGAGCAGAGATTAATCAGATCACTGCTGCTACCGCAGCACTTAATCCAGGTATGGGCCATAACTCTGCTACCTATTCAGTATGGAACTACAAAGGTGGAGTAAATTGCAAACACTATTGGCAAGAACTTGCTGTATTCCGCAACACGAGCGGACAGCTTATCCTAGTTGACCGCGGTCCTGCTCCTGGTGATGCAGGTGAAACGGCTGGGCCTGCTAATAACTTTTGGCGTTTCTCTGCCGATGAACAGCAGATTGTAACTGGTCCTGCAATGATACCTAATCAGCTAATACCACGTCGTGATAAAAATGGTAACCTATTTCATGTTTACTTTACAGAGGAAACGGTAGGTAAGGTAGCGGCAGAGTTTATTCGTCGTCACTACCAAAACCAAACTGACATAAACCACAATGACCAGGTAACCGAGGAGAATAATCTCATAGAGAGTTGGATCATTGAGAACCCTGAAATGGATAAAGCAACTGCATTAGGTTATGCAGGCTTACCTAAGGGAACCTGGATGGTTTCTTACAAAATAAATAATCGTGAAACCTGGGAAAAGATTAAAAGCGGTGAACTAAACGGCTTTAGTGTAACAGGAGACTTTATACAAAAGATAGTAGCATAACATGGATAACCTTTGGATGTTTATAAGCAGTGCCTTAACAGGAATTGCAGGTTGGGCCGTAGGGCGCCGCAAAAGTGCAGCAGAAACAGATAATATAGTCTTGACCAACCTTGAGTCAAGTGTTAACCTTTATAAGATTATTATTGATAATCTTCGTGATGAGATCCAATTACTAAATGGTAAAATGGAGCAAATGGAGAAAAAGATTGATGAACTCACCACGGAAAATAAAAAGCTAAGGACTCTCCTTAAAGAAAAGTAATGAAGGTAACCATTTTAGGTGGTGGTCCGTCATTAACTAAAACTCCTAACCTAGAACCACCATTCATAGGCGTAAATATGAGCATGCTACATTGGCCGTGTGAGCACGGCGTGTGGATTGATCGCTCTTGGTGGACAAAATGGAATGCGGACATACCTGAAGGGACTCAACAGTGGAGTATAAGATCAGGTTATCCACCGCATGTCAACATTCTAAAGGTACCAGTAAAGAATAGCGGAGCCTTAGCTATTCACCTTGCAATGCAACTGGGCTTTGCCGAGATCCACTTAGCAGGTTTTGACTTTGGTCCAGTTGCTGGCCAAAATAATTGGCATACACATTATACACGTAGAACAGAAAGTCCACTTTGGTACAGAGAGCAGTGGTACCTTGACTTTTTCCACATTCAGACGTTAGCTGAAGACAAGGGTGTACACATCTGGAACCTTAACCCAGACTCTAAGCTTACACTATTCCCAACTTTTGTCAATCACCAGTGATTTAATATATACTATCGTGGACTAATCCACATCTAACAAAAAAACCTTTTACCGTATGAAAGTTACAGATGTTATCAAGAAATTGAAACTTATGTTAGCTGAAACTACTGAAGTGGTTAAGGAAACCGAAGTAAAGATGGCTGAGGCTACTCTTGTTGACGGTACAGAAGTTTACACTGAAGGCGAAATCGTCCCAGGTGCTATTCTTTTCGTACGTGCTGGCGAGGGAGTATCTGAAGATCCATTTGCACCGGCTGGAATCCATGAAACTACTACAGGGTTACTCGTTACTGTAGGTGAAGGAGGCGAAATCGTTTCTGTAGAAGAAAAGGCTCCAGTTGAAGCCAAGAAAGACTACAAAATGGCAGAGGGCGAAAAAGTTGAGGAAATCGTTAAAAAAGAAGTTGAAATGTCTTTAGACGAAATCTTATTGGCTATCGCTGAAATCCTAAAACCTTACATTGCTGATATGGCTAGCGTAAAAGAAGAAATGACGACCCTTGAAGGTCGCTTTAACAAAATTGCCGATCAACCAGGAGGCAAGAAAATTACAACTAGCTTAAAGGCAGATGCTGCTGATGTTTCATCAAAAGCTGAAATGCGTTTCCAAAGACTAGTTGAATTAAGAAAAACTGGTCAAAAATTAAACTAAAAAAAAGTATAAACTATGGCTTTTAATTTATCTGCTTTATCAACTTATACTGACGAGCTGTCTTTGGACCTTATTGCCAAAGCTGTTTTGACCACTGAGTTGTTAAACGAAATTGATGTTCGCGCAGGTTTAAGCGCTGGTACCGTTGCCATTAACATAATGGACGGTGACCTAAACGTAAACGACCTTGCCTGTGGATGGAACCCATCTGGTGATGTTAACTTCTCTCAAGTTGATATCTGTATCCGTGACAAGCAAGTTAAAATGGATCTTTGCCCAGAGGACTTACGTCAATACTGGTTATCACAAAGAATGAGTCCTTCTGCTTTCCAAGAGACTGTACCATTTGAAGAAGTTATCGCTAACTACTATGTAGAGCGCGTACGTAAGTACAATGAAGACTTCCTTATCAATGGTGATGGTACTTGTGATGGTATCAAGGCTCAAATCACTGCATCTACTGGTGCTAACGTACCTGTTGCTCCTGCTGCATGGACTGTGAACAACGCGGTTGACCAGGCATTGGATCTATTTGATGCAATTGATGAGTCAGTTAAGGACAGAGATGATCTTATTATGATCGTATCTCCTGCTAACTACCAGACTCTTCGCAGAGCATTGGTTGCACAAAACTACTTCCACTATAACCAAGGTGATGGAGTAAATGGAATTGACTTGATCGGAACTAACTGTAAAGTTGTTAAGTCTTCTGGTCTTGTAGGTTCTGATTATGTATGTGCAGGTCCTGCTAAGTTTATCGTTGCAGGTACAGGTTTACAAGATGATATGTCAGTTATGCAATTCTACTATGACAAAGGATTTGACGTTGTTAAGTTCACTGCCAAGTGGAGATTAGGTGTAGCTGTTCACCAAGTAAACGTATTCGCTACTAACGATTTACCATAATCTCAAACGGTCTTTGACCAATAAAATAAAATAAGAAAACTATGGCTTGTTCAAATTTAACTGCAGGTTTTACACTTGACTGTAATGAATCCAATGGTGGTATTGATAAAATCTTTATCGCTAACGGACCAGTTGAAAGTATTACCGAGAGCGCTGGGGTTGTAACTGCAATCACAGTTAGTGGTTCTCCACTCGTGCCAGGTGATTTCTTTGTGTTTGAGGTTCCTCGTCAAACTAGCTCTATTACTGAAACTCACACCGTGAGCCAAACTAATGGAACTCTTTTCTATGACCAAGCACTTTCAATGGTGTTTAACAAAATGGAAGCTACTAAGCGTAACCAATTGTTACTTATGGGTCAGGCCACTAATATGGTTGTTGTCGCTAAAGACAATAACGGTAAGTATTGGTCAATTGGATTAGAGCGTGGAGCTTATATGACAGCTGGTACATCTGTAAGTGGTACTGCATACGGCGACCAAAATGGTTATCAAATTACCATTAGCGGAACCGAGTTGTACCCAATGTACGAAGTTACCTCAACTATCGTGGAGTAATCCACCTAAGAGATCGGCTGACGCCCTCTATATACTAAAGGGATTCCTTAAGGGGAGTCCCTTTTCTTTTGCCCCTTAGTGGAGTAAATCCTAGGTCTTTAAGAATCCTTCTGGCCTTTTCTAAGCCAGCTGCATGTTTACCATGATCAGTTGGAAGACCAAAGTTTTCTTGCCAATTACATTGTGCTTGGTAACTATCTACACGGCTTTCATGTTCACTTAAGACCACAAGATGTAGATCTTCTCTACCATAAAACTTGCCACGTGGCCTTTGGGTGTGGTCATAAAGTCTCCACTTAAGGTCTTTGGTTTCTCCAACATACTCAACTTGACCATGATGGCTAATTAGTGCATAAACGTATCTCATTTTCATTTCTTATTTTTTTATATATTTCCATGCCGATATATAAATCT